TATTGTATCTGATATTACATCTTATAGTAATGAAGGTGGATTTGTTGATGGTGACAAAGTAAGATTTAGATTTGGTTTTCCAGAAAAGTTTGGTGGTTGGGAAAAATATAGTCCTAATCAATATTTAGGTAGTGCTAGAAGATTGCATAACTGGGTGGCTCTTGATGGTTCTGATTTCATGGGTGTTGGCACACATCTTAAATACTACATAGAAGAGGGTCAGACGTTTAATGACATTACACCGATTAGAAATACTACAGGTGCAGGTGATGTAACTTTTGCCGCCACAAATGGATCAACAACTATAACTGTTACAGATCCAGCACATGGTGCTAATGAGAAAGACTTTGTAACATTTTCTGGTGCGGCAACTTTAGGTGGCACGATCACAGCTACAATACTTAACGCAGAATTTCAAATTGCATCTATCATAAGCTCTAATGCCTACACAATCACATCAAGTGTGGCAGCTAACTCATCTGACACTGGCAATGGTGGTGGTAGTGTTGTAGGTGCATATCAAATAAATGTTGGATTAGATGTAACAGTTGGTGGAACTGGTTGGGGTGCTGGTCAGTGGAGTGGTACAACATCTGGTGCTTTGGCAACACAACTAGCAGAAGCATTAGATGCAAGTGAAACCGCAATAGATGTGGACAGTGCAACAGGCATCACGGCTGGTGATTTGATATTAATAGAAGAAGAACTGATTACAGTTGGCACAATAAGTTCTAACACATTGGGCACTGGTGGAGGTCCATCAACTAGAGGTGCAAGTGGCACAGCAGCAGCAACACATGCAGATAATACACTTGTTAGATTAGCAACTGGAAATGCAGATTCTGCCAATGACTTTGTTGGATGGGGTAATGCAGCAAGTGTCACGGTTCCTGGAGCACAGATTAGATTGTGGTCACATGACAATTTTGGTGAAGATATTATTATAAATCCAAGAGATGGTGGTATATTTTATTGGGATAAAACAAATGGTTTAGGCAACAGAGCGATAGAACTTAGTGCAACAAGCACATATTCTGGAGAAACCAGTGTGCCTACAATAGCAAAACAAGTTCTTGTATCAGACCAAGACAGACATGTTATTGTGTTTGGTTGTGATGGATTGGGTGCAAACTCATCTGCTACACAAGGGGATGGGGTGCAAGATCCATTGTTGATACGTTTTTCTTCACAAGAAAATCCAGTAGATTTCTTTCCGACTGCTACAAATACAGCAGGTGATTTAAGGTTAGGTGGTGGATCTACCTTTGTACAAGCTGTTGAAACAAAACAACAGATACTCGTCTTCACTAATAAAACACTACATGCTATGAAGTTTATAGGTCCACCATTTACGTTTGGTTTGCAAGAACTGTCAAAGAACATAACTATAATGAGTCCTTTTTCTGCGATAGCTGTTGAAGATGCAGTGTATTGGATGGGTGTCGATACTTTTTATGTCTATGCAGGTGGTCAAACAATACAACTACCATGCACAGTTAAAGACAAAGTGTTTTTAGATTTTAACTTTGAAGAACGAGACAAGGTGCATGTAGGACTTAATTCTGAATTTAGTGAGATCTTGTGGTTTTATCCATCATCTGCTGGAACAGAAATAGATAAGTATGTTGCCTATAATTATTTAGAAAAAGTTTGGTACTATGGCACACTTGTAAGACAAGCATGGCTTGATAGAGGTATAAGAAACTTACCACAAGCTACTGGTAATCAGTATCTTTACAACCATGAAGTAGGGTTTGATGATGATGGATCTGCCATGACATCCTTTATAGAATCTTCAGCTATTGATATAGGAGATGGTGATAAGTTCTTGTTTATAAAGCAAGTTATTCCAGATATTACGTTCAATGGATCTACGAGTGTTAACCCAGATGTATCGTTTACTATGAAAACGAGAAATAACCCTGGTGCTAATTTTAACGAGACAACACAAGTTACAACACAAAGATCTGCAACCAGTCCAGTAGAACAATTTACAGAAAAATTAAATTATCGTTTACGAGGTAGATCTTTTGCTTTAAGAATTGATTCCACATCACTGGGAACAAAATATAAATTAGGTACACCTAGAGTAGACATAAGAGAGGATGGTAGACGCTAATGCTTATAACCAGTATTCCTCAGTATATTCAAGGTGTAACAAACGCAAAGGTAGATTTGACCACAACGGATCTTACAACTTTGTTTACAGTTCCTAGTGATGCCGATTTCAACGCAGCTGTTATAAATTCTATATTAGTAGCAGAAGATAGTGGTAACGCTGATACAATTACTGTTCAACTTGTTAGTGGTAGTGATACGTTTGTTTTGTTCAATGTCAAAGCAGTAGGAGCTAACACAACTATAGAATTACTCACAAGAGATCTGATATTACAGAGTGGAGAAGTATTAAAAGTGCAGGCCGCAACTGCAAACAGATTGCATGTTGTAGCTAGTATTCAAGAGTTATCGAAAACAAGAGTGACAACAAGTGCGATATCTAGAATATAACATTGAACAAAAGTGTAATTATTGATAGAGTATTGAATCATGGGTATTTTTAAAAGTTTTAGAAAAATTTTAAAAAAAGCAGCGCCAGTCATAGGTGGAACTATTGGTTTTGCTCTTGGTGGTCCACTAGGTGGTTCTTTGTTCGCTGGTATAGGTACTGGTATAGGCTCATTAGTAGCAGGTGCAGATCCAGATGACGCATTAAGAAATGCACTCATTGGTGGTATTGGTGCTTATGCAGGCTCTAAGTTTTTTGGATCTGGAACTGGATCTACTGCCACCGATGCTGGAACAAAAGCTGTTACAGATACCGTTACGAGTTCTGCTACTGGCAATCCAGTCGGTGGTATAGCAGGTGCAGGTCCTTTCCCAGCAGTCACACCATCGCCAGATCCTTCATTTTTTCAAAAAGCAGTAGATTTTGCTAAAACTGGACCTGGCATGGCAACTATTGGTGGTATTGGAACTTTGGCGGCACTTGGTGAAGAACCAAAACAAGAAGAATTTAAACAAAGACCAGACCCAGTTGGTAAATCTAGATTAGGTCTTGGCTTTATAGGTGATAAGAGTTACAATCTAGATGACGATGAAGAGAGAAAAAAATACTTTGAGGATTTAGCAGAGTCTCGTAAAGGAGATGTTAGAATAGATCCACTAGCAAAAGCAGGTGGAGGTGAAGTAAACGGACCTGGGACAGGCACAAGTGATTCTGTACCAGCAAGACTATCAGACGGTGAATTTGTACTAACTGCAAAAGCAGTTAGAGGTGCAGGTGGAGGAGACAGAGACATTGGAGCTGCAAGAATGTATGAGATGATGTCTGAACTAGAGAGGGTCGCATAATGGCTACAGCAACACAAGAACAGATAGTAAGATTAGCACCGTTTCAAGAGCAGTTTTTAGCAGATATATTTAAAAGTGCAGAGGCTATAACAGAACCTGGCTCATCTATGCCGTTTTCTGCTCAACGGTTAGCAGAACTTTCACAAGGACAAAAAGCTGCAATAGATGCAGTTTTAGGAGACGATGCGACATTAGGGATAGGAGCGTTTCAACCTTTTCTTCAAAAAGGAGCAGAGGCGATTGGTCAAGGCATAGGACAGTTAGGAACTGCACAACAAAGAGTTGCTGCAGCAGGAATAGACCCAACTAGTTATCAACAATTTATGAATCCGTTTACAGAAGATGTTATCGCAAGAACTCAACAAGACATTGCAGATAGAGGAGCACAACAACAGTTACAAGCACAAGCAAGTGCCGCAGGTCAAGGTGCGTTTGGTGGATCAAGACAAGCAGTGTTACAAGGACAAATAGCTGCCGATGTCATGGATCAACAAGCAAGAACTGGTGCACAGTTAAGATCACAAGGTTTTGCACAGGCACAGAATTTAGCTCAACAAGCAGCACAACAACAGTTAAGACAAGCACAGCTTACTGGTCAGTTGGGTCAAACTGTCGCGGGTCTTGGTACACAAACCGCGGCTCTTGGTCAGTTAGGACAACAGATGGGTGTACAAGATATAAATACGGCACTTGGACTTGGCGGTCTTCAACAACAACAAACACAAAGAGGTTTTGATGTAGCAAGAGCAAACGAGTTGGCACAACAAGCATTACCGTTCCAGAGAATAGGATTCTTATCTGATATATTCAGAGGTGTTCCAGCATTGCAACAAACTGTATCAAGAACAACAACTCCACCACCAAGCAGAGGATCACAACTTCTTGGACTAGGAATCGCGGGTCTTGGAGCAGTAGGACAAGCTGGTGGTTTTAGTAACTTCTTTGGACCAAGAGCTGCATAATGATAAGAACTGTATTTGACAGACCAATGTTTCGTAATCCTAATATTCAAAGGAGCATACCCTCTGGTATCATGGCTTCTAGTCCAGAGTTGATTAGAGTTGGAACGGCACGAGCTAGTCAGTTAACTCCTACTGTAGCAGAAGCACCAGAATTTAAAGTTGGTGAACTTAAATCTGGTATCACACAGATACCTTTTTATGGACAGAGAAAACCTGAAAGTGCAATAACGACTTTACAAAAAGACTTCAGTCCGAATGAAGATATTACACAAATATCACAAAATCCTTTTTTCTACCCACAATTTGGCATTGATGAAGATTTTGGAGAAACTAAAGAAACTACTCCAAAAGATATAGATGATCCCGTGGCAGTAGATTCGGCAACTACTAGAATAAATAAGACAAACGAGAAACTGTTAAAAACACCAACAGCTAAGAAAATTGATGATGACATAGAAACATTTGACGGTGGAGACATACCAACTTCAGAAGCTCCTTTTACATCTAATGTTGTAAAACCAGAGGACACCACGAAAAAGTTTGATTTTAAGAACATCAAACAAAGAACAGCTACCGAGATACAAGCCATACAAAATCTTTATACAGATTATGCAAATAACTTAGATAATTTAAAAAATGCTAATATATTAGGTAAAACTATTGATAAACATAGAGAAGAATATATAGCTGCTCTACAAAAGAAACCAGAAGAGGCTACGTTTGCCGATGTAAGAGATGCCGCTTTTGATTTGCTTAACTATGATAAAGATACTCTTGATGAACAATTAACAAAAGATCAACAAGGATCTATTTGGTTAAACATGATGAGAGCAGGTCTTGCCATGGCTGCAGGTGAAAGTCCAAATGCACTAACAAATGTAGCTAAAGGTTTTCAAGTCGGTCTTGAAGGCTACGGCAGAGACATGAAAGATCTTTCAGACGATTACAGAGAAGATGTAAAAACTTATCAAAGCACAATGTATAAGTTGTTAGCAGACAAGAAATCTGAAAATATCGCAAAGAACGCACTAGATGTTCAAAGAAAAGCAGCAGAGTTTAATATAGTACAACAGACTCGTGGTGAGGAAAGAAAAGACTTACTTGATAAGTTAAATACAGAAGTTGCCATGAGAAAGATAAAGATTGAAAGTCTGGCTACCATGGCTAACTATGACTTAGAGAAGTTTAAGTTAGACAAGAGCGATTCAGAGTTTCAAAACATGTTAAAGATTCACAAAGCTAAGATAGCTGCTATGTTACCAGATGAAATAACCGCTGCGATAGCTCAAGGTCTTGTTCAAGTAAAAGATGAAAATAAGTTAATGACTGCCGATAACTTAGAGCTTACGCAAAAAGGTATAAATCAACAGTTTGATTTACTTAAAGAATTAAAAGATAGTAAAGTTACCAGACCATCAGAATCCATGCAAAAAATTAATATAGCTGGACGCACAGGAGGCTATGGTATACAAGCAGCTCCAGGTACAACACTTTCTGCTGAGGCACAAGAGGAATTAGGGTTGGCTCTTCAAAGATTAAATCAGTCTACCGGTCCTTTCATGAAATCTCAAGACACACTGTCTCTTAACCCTAAAGCTGGTTTAGATGCGTTAATCGATCAGTTCAGACCTCTTAAAAATAAATATGGAAATGGTATTATTCTTAATTATGATGATCTGCCAGGATTTATTAAAAATGCTATAGAGTCTGGAGATGAAGAGACAGTAAAAACATATCAAGACAATGTAGAACTATTTACTAGATCAGGTGATTAAATGTTTACCTATGAAGTTGATGGGAAAAAATACACCTATCTAAAAGAGATAGGTCAAGAAGAAGCTGAAAAAAGAGTTAGAGCTTTCAATGAAAAACAAGCAGAACTAGCTAAGTCTAGAGGTAGTGGTAGCTATGAAGGCTTCTTTACAGAAGCTGGTGAGGGTGTGCTTTCTGGTTTGTCTAAAATACCAGAAGGAATAGTTACAACTGGATTTTTAGCGTATGATGCAATCACTGGTAACAGAGCTACTGACGCAGTTGAAGCATGGTTCGATGGAATTAGATCAGATCTTGGCATAGATCCAGAAGGAGCGGCGGGTAAAGTTACGGAGGCTCTGGTTCAGTTTGGTATTCCAGGCATTGCAGCAGCATCTTATGTATCCAAAGCGGGTAGAGTAGGAAGAATCTTACAAGGTAGACCAAAGATAGGTGCAAGAAATCCAGAGATAGGTCCTAAAAATGCTCGTGTTCTGGGAACTAATCTAAGTGGTATTAACAAAGCTAGAGATCCATTCAGAAAATTTAAGAAAGATGGTCAGATTGTTTTTGAAAAACAAACAAAAGCACAAAAGCTAGGGCGATATGCAACCATGTTAACTGCCGCTGGATTTGCAGATGCAATTGTTTCTACAGATGATACACAAACAATAGGTGATTTTTTCGATGCAGGTCCTACAAATACCATAGATGCTGTCGGTCTTGACGGACAAGAAAGAGCGTTTGCAAAAATTTTAAATAAATTAAAAATTGGTCTTGAGGGTGGTGTAGCAACTGCCGTGATACCTCCAGCACTTGGTGCGTCTCTAAAAGTTTTAAATAAGACTCTAAGTGCACGACCCATAGAAGCATTAAGTAATTTTAATAAAACAGTAGGTGGTGTTGCTGCTAATATTTTACCTAAAGAATCAACCGTATTAGATATTGCAAGTGGTATGACAGTGCCTTTAGCTAAAGGTATGATAGAAGGTGCTAAAAGATCTATTGGTCGAAGAGAAATAGCACTTAAACAAGGTGATCCAAATATGAGAAGTTTACCTGCTCTTGTTGGTAAAATGGAAGCCTTATTAAGATACAGAGGTTTTTTAGATCCAGTAGTTGCAAGAGCACGATCTTTAATTAATCCAGAAGTCGAAGGTAACATAAAAATTGCTAAACAAAGGATGCAAGACATTGATAAAAAAATCGAGGAGATTCTAAAAACTCCTAGGTATATTGGACTTCCAGATCACAATAAAAGAAAATATTTAGATAACTTTATGGATGTTCTTGAAGGAGCAAGAAAAGGGCAAGACTTATCTTCTTTAACTAACAGACAAAGAAGAAGAGCTATAGAAAAAGAAAATAAAATTTTAGATTTACCAGAAGAACTCTATCAAGAATATGTAAAAGCCGCCGATACTATTAAAAAATTAACCGATCAATTCTTAGATAGTAAAGTTATATCTGATCTACCAGAAGACGCTGTGATACAAGGTGGTTTAACTAGAGATAATTTTAGAGCACAAGTTTCAAGAATGATGAGAGAGGGTGGTTATTTAAGAAGATTGTATAGAATATACAACGATAAAAATTACGTCATACAACCTAAAGCCAAAACAGAAATAGTCAGAAAAATAATGGCTGGAGAAGGTGTGGACTATGGTCACATAAGAGGCATATTAAGTGACACGCCATACAAAATAACTGACGAACAAATGGGTCAATTAACTTCAAGACAAACTACGCTAAGTCGAGAACAAGCACAGTTTTACATAGACAAAGTTGTTAGTAATGCGAAAGCAAAAGGCAATGGTGTTCACGCATTATCAAGAGTCTTCCAAACAAGATTAGATACAAGTTTAATTAATAAAAGAAAGGTAGATAGTGAAGTCTTACGTTTAATACTTGGAGAAATTAGAGATCCAAGAGAGGCTTTCATATCAACAGTGTCAGAGTTATCTAATTTTATAGCGACTGATAGATTTTTAGGATTGTTTAAAGAAACTGTAGATCAAAACATAGCAGCAACAGTTGCGAGAAATGCAGCACGACCCACGACACTAAGAGGAGCACCAGAAGAAAAACAACTGTTCTATAAAATGGATGATGAAATCATCAACTGGATAAAACAAAAACCAGATCAATTCAATGTTAACCCAAATACGCTTGACAGAGTGTCAGATCTTGATGAAAAGACGTTGGGAGCGGCTCTTGATGACTGGTTAGGTGCTCATCCCAATCATGTTATTCTAGGACGATCTGCCGAAACCAGTGTAAAAAGAGACATTTATTCACCTGGAGCTAATCAAACGACCAGTATGTACGGAAGTATGTTTGGATATGCAGTGCCAAGAGTCATGTATAATAACTTAAGCACATACGCTATGAATGATTCTGACACCATGCCGACTTTGCTTAGACAAGCGTATGGTTTTTTTCAGACTCTGAAGGGTGCAACACAATATTCAAAAACAATTCTTTCTCCTCTGACACAAATTAGAAACGTCACCTCTGCTTCAGGTTTTGCTTTGATGCAAGGTAATGTTGGTAAAGGAGCTAGTCTTGGTACATCTTTTAATCTTGTAATGAGAGATGTTATCGACAAAGAACTTAAATTAAAAGGTATAACTTTCATAGACTTAATAAGAGATGGTAAGACATTAGATTTTCTTGTTGATATGCAGAAACGAGGCGTTATTGGTAGCTCGGCTCAACTACGAGAGATACAAGAAAATTTAAGAAAAGGATTAGGGTACGAAGCAAGAGGAGATTTTGTAGAAGGTCAAATTAAAGGTGGAGCGGCACAAGAGAGGGCAGAAACATTGGGTAGATCAGACCCAATGTTTAAAACAGAAAAGAGAAGTAAACTTGGACAATTTTTTAGAAAGCCTCTTGGTTTTGCAGAGGATTTATACAGAGGTGGTGATGATGTTTGGAAAATGTACAATTATCTTTTTGAAACTCAAAAATATAGAAATGCCCGAAGAAAGATGCAGGCCAGTGCTATAAACAACGCTAAGAAAGCTCAAGGATTTGATAATCTAACCATAGAACAACAAAGAGCAGCTATTGCTAATGCAACAAGAAATGCAGACAGAGAGTTTGGAAGAACAATAGGAGCAAAAGCAGATGCTACACCAGAAGAATTAGAAGAGGCTTTCAAACAATTTACAGCAGACAATATTCGTAATCTTGTTCCTAACTACGAACTAGTTCCAGATGTAATAAAAGGTTTAAGAGGTTTGCCTCTCGGTAACTTTATAGCGTTTCCAGCAGAGATAATTAGAACTGGTTTTAATACTTTAGATGTAGCCATGAAAGAACTTGCTAGTGATAGTGCAGCAATCAGAGAAATTGGTGCTAGAAGAATGACTAGTGCAATGTTTACAACTGGTATTCTTGGTGCAGGTTTACAGAGGTTTGGTCAGATGATGACAGATACATCTGATGAGGAGGTTGATGCTATCAATAGACTATCTGCTCCGTGGCAGAGAAACTCTGTGTTGATACCAGTTGGTAAAGATGAAAAGGGTAATCCAGAAGTTATAGATTTTAGTTATACAAACCCTTGGGACTTGGTTTCCAAACCTTTTCATACCATGGCTAGATCTTTGAGAGATGGTACAAGATTAGATAAAAGTGATTTTGCTAAAATTAGAACTGCTACTTTTGATTCCATTGCAGAATTTTTTAGTCCTTTCTTTGAAGTATCCATGGTTTATGACGCAGTATTGGATGTACTACCAAAAGAAAGTGCTCTTGGACTTGGTGTTGGAAGAGGTGGAACAACTAGATCTGGTGCTAAAGTTTATAAAGAAGGAGATGAATTAGCATTACAATGGGAAAAAGGGTTGATACATATACTTGATACTCTTAAACCAAACATACTTCCTATAAGAGTACCAACTGGTGCTGACCTTGGAATCGTTAGAGGAGAAGCAGTTAAATCTCCAGAACTTGGTAGAACTGTGAGAGGTTTGTTTTTTCCAGAAGGTGGTCAGTTCTTAGGTTTTAATGTTAAAGCAGAAGAACCCACGACTGGTCGAGAATATAAAAGATATGGTGAAGCATTTAGAGCGGTCACTGGTCTTCAGTCACAGGTTATAGATAGAGATAGAATTGCAGAGTTTAAGGCTCAAGAGTTTAAAGGAGCTAGATCTGGCGCTGCTACGTTGTTTACAGACGTATTAAGATTAAAAGATCCTAGTAAAGACCAAGTACTTGAAGCATATCTAAGAGCAGATGATGCAAGACTCAAAGCATTTAAAGAAATGAAACTAAACTATGATGGTCTAAAAAAATTAGGAATGTCAGATACTCAACTCGCTAAAATTTTTAAAATAAAAGCTGGATTAGGTAAAAGAGAAATCTTTTCTTTAAAAGCAGACAAATACTTACCATACTTTCCAAGTAAAGAAAGACTTGGACTCGCTAGAAGACAAGGAATTAATCTACCAATATCTTCTCTTCAAAAATTATTCAGAAATAGATTGGGTATTCGATTAACACCAGAACCAAAAAAATTAAAAACACCAACACAGAATATTAGAGAGTTTTTAAACTTATCGAATCTTCCTACAAGGAACGATCAACTACCACAACCAAGACCACAAAACTTGACTCAAGCACCACCGACAGTGGAGATGACTGAAAATAGAGCCGTGAACGAATTGTTAAGACCCTCTCCAGAAAATAGACAGATTGCAGCCTTTTTAGGTGGTGATCCAGAAACTATAATAAAAAATATGGAAATAGCTAGGAGAACTGGATGAGTAGATTATCACCACATTTTACAATAGCAGAGTTTGTGAAATCACAAACGGCGGAAAGAAAAGGCATAGAGAACACACCTGGAGACAAACATGTAGTGGCTATGATGGCACTATGTGAAAAGGTTCTTGAGCCTATCAGAACTCACTTTGATAAACCAGTTGTGGTTAACTCTGGATATCGCAGCGCAGCGTTATGTCGAGCCATAGGATCAAAAAGCACAAGTCAACATTGCAAAGGTCAGGCTGCTGACATAGAGATACCAGGTATTGCCAACGCAGAACTAGCACAATACATAGCAAACGAATTAGATTTCGATCAGTTAATATTAGAATGTTATGAAAGAGCCAAAGGTCCAAGTTCTGGTTGGGTACATGTATCATACGTTGGTGACGCAAACCGAAAAGAGATTCTTACATACGATAGAGTCAACGGATACAGAAGGGGTTTAATTTATACATAAATGTCTACACTAGTTGTTAATTTACCTTCTATAGATGTATGGGTTCGTAAAGAATATTTAAGAGATGGCGAAGATGGGCACGGAGAGTTTGTAAAAGGTGTCTGGATTACGGCAAAGTCTATTCCAGGTAGAGCTTTCTATTTTGAAACTTATCTGCCTGACTACGGTGCTCTTTACGATAAACTTCCTATTAGTGCTTTTACTGTTGAACCACAGACCCCAACTCCAGATATGGATCTTTATAATCTCCAGTTTTGGAATTGCATGGATTATGGGGTGGTGGCAATTAGCAAACAGTTTATAGGATCTATGGACTTTGAGGTATACACAAGAGATCATGGTATCGTAAAAGGATCTTACGTTTGTACTCTTGATAATTATCACGAAGATATAAATGCAATAGATTATTCAACGAGTGAGAAACCAGCAGAACATAAATCACATAACATAATAGAATTAGAAAATGGACAGTTCTGTTTATATCCAAACAACAGAATGAGAGTATACGATAATTCACTGACACCAGACAAACCACTGCAGCCAGACTTCAAAGTTAGCACAGAGATATATCAAGTTGAGAACGGACAGAAGTTTAGACTCGGAGATACAGATGAATACTTTTGGAAGGCAAAAGATGAATGATAGAGTTTCTTCTGATCTTTATGCTCAACGAAAGAGTGGTAGATCAGACACAAAGATTTGAAAATATTAATACTTGTTTGTATTTTGCCAGACGTTTGAACAATCAACCCGATGTACCACTGTTAGATGGTAAAATGGCTAAAATCACTGCATATTGTAAGCCAGTCCGAAAAAACTAGGCTCTCAGATCGCCACACAGAGCCGAAACAAGGTGTCCGTGTGTGATTGTACCTTATAAATACCTTTGTTTTTGAGTGTTTTTGTATTGTCCACTATCCAACTTCTCCCCAATTTGATCCCATTTCAGCGTCAACTTCGAAGGGTATTCTAAGTTCAGGTATGCAATTAGACATAATCTCTTTGATTTGTTTTACTTGCTTGTCATTTTCTATATTAAAACACAATTCATCATGCACAGTTAGCATTGGAGTTAGACCAGCATCATAACAATCGACCATGGCTTTCTTAGTTTGATCGGCACTAGATCCTTGAATTAGTCTATTCAAGGCTTTGTATGTAAATGCTCTTCTGATACTGCCCTTGCTGCCATACTCATTTATGGCTTCTTTCATTGGCATAGCTTTATTGTACTTATAAGATTTAGGCTCGTACATATTGAATCTACATTTACGGCCCAACCAAGTTCTAATGATACCACTCTCAGAGGCTTTCCTTGTTGTCTTCTCAGAAATAGATTTAAGAAATGGAACTTTATCATTATATTTTTCTAAAAGAGCAGTCGCTTCTTCAACAGACAGATCTAGAATATTCGCCAACTTACCTTTACCCATGCCGTACATCAGTCCAAGGTTTACAGTCTTTGCTTGTTTTCTTGGTATACCAGCTATGTCTGCTACGATCTGATGGAAGTCAGCTTCGCCTTTGTGATACAAAGCCACAACGTCATCTATCTGTGGATGTCTGTCAAAGCCAGTCAGTGTGGCACAATAATGCACCAACCATCTTGGCTCTTGTGAAGCATAGTCAAAAGATCCCCACTTAGATCCCTCTTCTGGAATAAACAAACCTCTGATAAGATTCTTTATATACGGATCTCGTGCAGGTATTTGTTGCAAGTTAGGATTACTTGAGCTAAATCTACCAGTAACAGTGCCTCCGCCATCAGAACGTAAAGGATGAAAATCACAATGTATTCTACCATTATGAGAATGTTCAAGAATTGTATCGATAAAAGTCGTGTTGGCTTTATTAACTTCCCTTATCTTTATAATCTTCTTCGCAATGGGATGAGAGTGATTAGCAAGAAATTGTTTTGTAAACGCGGGGGCCCTGGACTTTTCTGTGCGAGAGTACGCAAGTCCCATAGCATCAAAGACCTTTGCTACAGATGTAGCGACCCAAGGTTCAATCGTAACTCCAGTTTCTTTGACTATCTCCTCTACAAGTGATTTTTCTAACGCAGCTAGTTCTTTCTTAACTTGCTCGGCTTTTTTCAAATCTACTCTGACACCCTCTGTTTTCATATCGAGGAGCAAAGGTGTGAGTCTAGTTTCTAATTCGAATATACCACTGCACTCTTCTTTGGTTATCTCTTTTCGTAACTCATTCCATAATCTCAAAGTTATCGCAGCGTCATGTTCTGCATAAGCACCAACATACCGAGGTGGTAGTTTCCACATGCCAGACTTTGGATCCACACCAAACTCTTCAGCGGCACTCTTGAGCATCTTCTCGTCTTTGTATGTGCCAAGATAATCTCCAGCTAACGAGTTAAGATTGTAGTATCTTCTGTTCTCATTTAACAATGGCGCTGCAACCATGGTGTCTCTGATTTTGCCTTTGACTTCTACACCCTCGGCTCTAAGCCAACCAAGATCGTACAGTGCATTGTGGAACACGAATGTTTTAGTTTTGTCTTTGCACAAGTCTGTTAGCCACTGAAACACTGGTCGCCTTGGCATATTGCCGACAGTGTGTGCCACTGGAAAATACCAAGAACTCTCTCCAGCTGCCACGGCTATGCCTATAATGTGTCCGTCTTTTCTACACCACCCAGGCCCAAGTTTTAAAAGATTTTCATCTCTTGTTTCCAAGTCAATAGATATTGTATCGTATTGAGATAGGTCTGGTATAGTCTCTGGTGGAGTCCAATCAGAGTCTATGTTACCCCATGCTACATCTTTTATGTCTTGTTCCAATAAATGGTATTGGTCACTTGTCATCTTTTTCTTCTGCTCCTAATGCACCATACCCACAGATATCAATCCATGAATCAGTATGGTTTGGTGTGTTTACTAATCTTGAGATCTTCAATGCCAGTAAACAAAGATATACCATCTTCACTGAAACATTGATACCTAATATACTTGACCACATGGTAGCAACTCTCTCATGGTTTTCATAAGCATCTCCATAATCCTTTGCTCTTTCTCCAGTAATCTTGTCATGTGCATTTGCTAAAGTTTTATCTCTTTTCACAGGTAACTCCTTCTTTTTGTTTTTTCTTAAATTAAAAAATTGTTTACTAAACAAGTCCTTATGTAAGGCTCTTAATTCATTTGCTTGTTTTTCACATTTAGTTTTTAAACTAAAAGCAAATCTAGTCTTTTCAAACTTATTCCGTAGATCTACAGGTATATGTTGACTAAAATAAAACACATCTCTTTTCTTATATAACGTCATAGTTCAAATCCAAACTGTCCAGATTTTTCTATTATGTGTAACTCTTTCTTTGCTCTAGTTACACCCACATACCAAACTCTCCTCTCAGCATCTTGATCTTCACTCTCTACACATGCTTTTGTGGAGTCTAATAACAATGCTACGTTATCAGCTTCTCCACCTTTCGCTCTGTGGATTGTAGATACACGGATCCTAGGATCTGAAGATAAAATTTTCTCTCCTCGTCTTCTTACAGACACTATGTATGCAGCGAC